AGAATGCGATGAGATTAAAGCGCATTGTAAGAGTGAATATGCGCGTGTATGAGACATATGGCGTTTATGTGGACGGTAACCCTGTTCCGATTAGAACGTTTGGCTCTGCGCAGACCACGCCACTAGATTCTGCTCCGACTGCATTAAGTGGTATTATTGATGATGTATATGATATTAACGGTTGGAATCGAGATGTAATGCCGACCATAAGTGTACCAGACCCAACGCCATTCCATTTGCAGGCGATTGAGTACGAGGTTGAATCATCATGAATCTAGCCTTACAGAGCAACATATTCAAGCTGCAAGAGCTAATGCTGACTCAAGAGCAGGCAGAGACTGAAACGTTTCACCACTTCTCTGATGGCATATACGCTAGAGAGTTACGGATTCCTGCTGGTGTTTGCATTGTCGGTGCATTACACAAAACACGACACTTTATGATGGTGTCTAAAGGTAAGTGCTCTATCGCTACGCATGAAGGCTCACAGATTGTTGAAGCGCCTTACATGGTAGAGACACAGCCAGGCATTAAACGTGTTGTATACGCTTTTACGGATACGATCATGACAACGTTCCATGTTACGAGCGAAACAGATATTGATAAAATAGCAGAACAGATACTTGTTCCAGAGGTGGAATAATGAGCTGGGTAATTACAGCATTAGCAGTGACTAGCGCCGCAGTATCAGCAAGGGCTTCGTATGTTTCTGGAAGGGTTCAGGAAGATGAGTTAAAGCGCCAGGCTGAACAAGAAAAGCTAGCCGCACAAAGTCGAGAGTTACAAAGACGGCAAGAATTAAACAGAGCACTAGCGGCCAATGTTGTTGGCTTTGGTCAGATGGGTATAGCTGGTGAGGGCACGCCTGCAAGTATTGCATTGGCAAGTGCTGAGCAGGCAGGTATTAGTGAAGGCGCGCTGAGTCTTACGGAGAAACTACGGCAAGCACAGCTAAGACGGCAAGGTTCTGCGGCAAGTCAAATTGGTAAATTGCAAGCCGCATCTACTCTACTTCAGGCTGGCGTAAAATCTGCGGAAGCTGGCGCGTTTGATGGTCTTGGGGGCAAATAATGGCTATTAAGCAAATTGATTACTATGGCCGATTTACCCCAACTGGAGTTGACGACTCTAACGCAAAGCGATTCCAGGCTTTAGCTGGTTTAGCGGATCAAGCTAGTGAAATCGGTTTTAGTATTGCTTCTCGCAAGGCCGCAGAGCGTGGACAGAAAGCTGGCCTAGAGGCTGGCGTAAAGGCGGCAGAAGAAGGTACGCCAATCGAAAGCAAGAAAGGGTTTTTATCTTCCATTTCAAATTTCGACAAATCCTATAACGAGGCAATGCAGGCTGCCTACCTAGCTGGTATTGACAACAATGCTAGAGAGGAGATCTCGCGCATTGCTTCAGAGCATGAATCCGATACAGCCGCGTTCAACCAAATATCAAGCGAGTACATTAATGGCTTGATGGGTAGTGTGTCTGAAGAATATGCACCACTTGTTCAAATGTCTATTGACTCTGTTGTTACTGGCGCACGGATGCAGGTACAGCAGAGAGAGATCGCTAAGAATGTAAAGGCCGCTGATGATGCTTTGGTTTCTCAGATCAACCGATCTACTCAGGATGCAATGAAGTTCGCACAGATTGGTGATCAAGAGGCTTCTCAAACATCTAGACTTGCTGCATTCAATGCGATTGATGTTCGTGTCCGTAGCGGGCAGATCAATGAAACTGCTGGCGAAGAGCTAAAGAAAGGCATCATGGTTGCTGTTAACGGCGAGACTGCTCGCGGTGGTATGCAACAAATCATTAGAACACAAGGGCCAATGGGTGCCGTTGAGTTCATCCAAAGGCTAGACGATGCTGGCCCAATTGAAGGTTTTGATATTGAGCAGAAAGATGCCTTAGTGAATACGCTTCGCTCTGACTTATCTCAGTATATTCAGCTTGAGAATATCAAAGATGCTGAGATGGAAAGCAACCTAAAGCAAACACAATTAGATACTACCAATAACCTATATATTGGTATCTCTAATGGTGCGGTTGATCTTGGCCAAGTCCAGTTGGCTGCAATCAATGGCTCTATCAGCCAGGCGCAGTTAGAAAAATTAACCAACGTAATGAATAATCGCGGACAAGGTGTTGATGATTACGTCCTGATTCGCTCTATTCAGAACATGATGACCACAGATCCTGAAGGCGCTCAGTCTTTAATCATAGAGAATACTGGCACTCGGCTAAGCGGTAAGACTTCTAATGAATTGTTTGGCCAAGCAAGTAGCGCAATGGACGCAGAGTCTCCATTACAAAAGCCAAAAGCTAAGCGCTTCAAGTCTTATCTGACCAAGAATGTCGCAGTAGTAGGGCCGCTGGGTGCTATGGACTTTGGCGAACAGCAACGCTTGGCAGATTTGACCTTGGTGTATGACCAGCGTGTGTTGGCTGGTGAAGATCCTGCTGAGGTTGCTCGGGATTTGGTTGATGTTAATGACATCTTGACTGATCCGATTGATGACGTTGAAGCGGAAAAACAGAAGTTACTTGAAGAGCGTAAAAATAATATAATCACTAAGTCTGAGTATGAGACAAGATTCAACAAGCTAAACAACTACCAAAGCCGACTAAACAACATGAAGGCTTTTGAAGCTGACTTAAACAGAGCTTTAGGAATTAAATAATGGTCGGAAAAGTCATTAAAGAAGTAGCAGAGGCGGCATTAAAACAGGGCGCTGATGTAGAAAACCTAAAGCGTCTTGGTTATTTAACTGAGGAGTCTGCTCAAAACCCTAGAGCAGTTAAGTCAGCGCAAACAAAATATCAAAAAGCTGTTGAGTCATCTAAGACAAAAGCAAAGCGTGAAGCTGCGAATATTGCTGGTGAAACAAAAGTAATCCAAGAAGATCTTGGTGACCGCCCGATTCTTCGTCCAGAGGATTTAGAAGATACAATTCTTGTAGCCCATAAGGGTGATATTAGTGGCACAAGTGTAACGGTTACCGAGCTTGGTGGCATTGAGTTGCCAGAGCCTGTCACATCGTATGGTGGTGCTCGATTCCCAATGACGAAGGAAAATCGAGAGGCTGGCTTGTATTGGGCTTCCATGCATTCTGCTGCATTTCCCTTGCAAAACAAAATAGAGTCATTAGAAGAAACATTCAAAGGAACCATGCCAGTCTCTGCCGTTTACATGTCAATGGGTAGAGAAGGTAACTATTTCAACCAGGCGTTTGCTGATGCCTTGTTGCAGAAAACCCAGGTGCTTGGACCGCCAAAAGCCGCCACCGATGAATTTGATTCAAACATTAGAAAGTTTCGACCCGACTGGGTTGGCATTCGTAGTCCGCAAGCTAGAAGTCAATTGCTTGGTGTTGGTGAATTTAAGATGGAAGGCGCAGGGAAGTTGCGCTCTATATTTGTAAAAGAAATTCAAAAAGCAAAATGGCGCGACCAGGGCTTTGCAACGATTGGAAATTTAGAGCAGGCGTTTTTAGATCCAGCCCTAAAGGATGCAAGGCTTGGCGATGCTGGGTTTACCATTGGTCGCGTTGGTGGAGATTATGGCTTAACCAGAATTACAACGCACCCGTCATATAACACTGGCATAATGGGTGAGTATCTTGGTGGGCTAGAGCAACAGGTTCCAGCTAACATCTTGTTTCCAGATGCCTGGGAAAAGCTAGGAAAAGAATTAACAAAACCAAAAGATCCAGCCGCAACTCCACAGCCACTAAACTATGCACAGATGGTTGATGCGCTATCAAAGCGTAAAGATTTATTCCAAATTGCTGATGCTCGCTGGGTTGACTCTGTATCTAAGTGGCTGGAAGAAAACGGCGGCAAAACAATTAAAGCGGCTATTTATGCTGTTGGTGTACCTGTTGGTGCGTTTACTGTTCTTGATCCTACTGTCGTTTATGCTGATGCGCTTGATGCTGTTAACGCCTCAACAGAAGGCGAGCTAACTGAGGAGCAGGTTCTTGCATTGCAAGGCTATGTTCAGATGCAGGAATTCTACGGGATGATGTCTCAGGATCAACCTGCTGGAACGGTGTATCCATTAAAGGACATGCCTACCGATACTATCCCTGCGATCTTTCAGCCAACTTTTGCTAAAGACGATGCCACTGGAAAGCTATTAACTCAGTATGAGGATGGTAGTGTCTCTGCATCCGAGAGAGCTTATCAAGAGTATCTAGCCAAACAGCAACAAGAGAAAGGCGTGCTAGAGACTGTTGGCGAAGCTGCTAGCACTGCTGGTGCGGTTGCCGCTGACATTGGCGGTGGATTGATTGAAGCGCCAAGAATGATTTTGTCTGGATTCTTGAGAGCTACTGCTGAGATGGCAGAGGTTATCGAGAAAACACTAGGCTTACCTGAAGGCAAGAAACTGCTTATTGAGCAACCAGCGCGAACAACTACGGGTGCTGTTATTGGTGGTGTATCTCAGTTCTTAACTGGCTTCCTCCCCGCTATGCGAGCACTTAAAGGTGCTGGCGTTAGCACTGCTGCAACTCCCTGGTTAGCTGGCGCGTTTGCAGATGCCGCTGGATTTGATGCACACGAAGCGCGTCTGTCTGATTTGATTCAGGAATACCCTGCACTGCAAAACCCAGTCACTGAGTATTTACAATCAGATCCAACGGATACCGAGGCAGAGGGTCGATTTAAGAACGCTTTAGAAGGCGCTGCATTAGGTGGCATGATTGAGCCATTCGTTAAGGTGGTTAAGTTCATTCGTGCGCGTGGTGAAGCTAAGGCTGTTGCCGCACAAGAAGGCGCTACGGTTAGCGAGGCGATTGAGGCAGACCCAGAGGTAGCAGGACAGCTACAAACAATTGCACAGACAGAGCAAGAGTTCATTCCATTCCGTGAGCAGATGGGTCGCAACTCTGCACAGTTTGAGTTTAAGGCTGGATCTACTGCCGCTGATCCTGAAGCCGCTGCCAACATTAACCTTAATAACATCGAAACACCTGATGACGTTAAGACGTTTATTGACCGAGTGGCCGAGGCTGATGCCGCTGATATCAACGAAGCACGCAGACAAGTTATTACCAATGTTGAATTGCCTAAACTAGCTGATGACTTGGGCATGACTGTCGATGATCTACTAGCACGCAGACAGGGTGAGGCATTCAATGCTGAGCAAATCCTAGCGGCTCGCAAGATCCTAGTGGCTTCTGGTGAACACTTAATCAAGTTAGCTAAGAAAGCCTCTACAGGCGGCGACATGGATTTGGCCATGTTCCGCAGAGCAATGGCACAACACAAGGCTATCCAAGCCCAAGTGTCTGGTATGACCGCTGAGGCAGGTCGAGCACTGCAATCATTTAACATTGTGGCGGCTAGTTCGCGTGAGCAAGAGCGTGCGATTAAGGAAGCATTAGAAGCCTCTGGTGGCATGGAAGTTAACCAGAAGATGGCTCAGATGATGTCACAGCTTGATGACCCTGCACAGGTTGGCAAGTTCGTTAAGGACGCATCCAAAGCCACTAACATGGATATGCTGTATGAGGTTTGGATTAACGGCTTGTTATCTAGCCCGACAACTCACGCAGTAAACGCATTATCTAACGTGATGGTAGCCGCCCTTACTGTTGGCGAAAGAAAGGTAGCCAGTGCATTAGGCCGATCTATTCCCCCAGGCGAAGCCACAGCCCAAGCTAAAGGCATGGTCGATGGTGCGCGTGATGGGTTACGACTTGCATGGCAGGCACTGAAAACAGGTGAGCCATCCGATGTAATGCAGAAGGTTGAGGTTGACAAGCACAAGGCTATCTCTTCTGAGAATTTAAATATCGGTGGCTACCCCGCTGTGTTCGCTAACTATCTGGGTAACATGGTTAGAGTACCAGGAAGGCTCCTAACGACCGCTGACGAGTTCTTTAAGGCTGTTGGCTACCGCATGGAGCTACATGCCCAAGCGTACCGTCAGGCGTTCAATGAGGGGCTTACAGATGAAGCCGCTGCTAAGCGTGTGCTTGAGATCATTAACGATCCGCCAGAGAATATCCGCATGGCGGCTGTTGACGCTTCGCGCTATCAAACCTTTACCAACTCGTTAAAGGAAACTCGGATTAGAGGTATTGGCGAGATTGGCCAAGTCGGTGAATCTGTAAGACGCAAAGAAACTGTCGGGCCATATGCTCGCATAATTATCCCATTTGTTAGAACGCCAACTAACATTATGAGCTACACGTTTGAGCGCACACCTCTTGCACTGTTAAGCAAATCTGTTCGAGAAGAGCTAAATGCTGGTGGTGCTCGCAGAGATCTAGCATTGGGCAAGATTGCCGCAGGCTCAATGATCATGGCGGTAGCTGCTGACCTAGCATTAAGCGGGCAGATTACTGGTGCTGGACCTACCGATCCCAAACTTAAAAACATTAAGCGTGCCACAGGCTGGCAACCTTACTCAATTAAGTCGGGCGATACTTACTACGCTTATAATCGACTAGACCCTGTTGGTGCATTGATTGGTTTATCCGCTGATATGTCAGAGATTATGGGGCAGGTTGATGAAGCTACCGCAGATCAATTGGCCACTGCCGCTGTACTGTCTATCGTGCAGAACATGTCTTCTAAAACTTACATGTCTGGCGTGACCGAGTTCCTAGATGCAATTGACTCATCGAGTACAGACCCAGAAGCAAACAACTACAAGCTAACACGCTATCTACAAAGGCTGGCTGGCTCAATGGTTCCTGCGAGTGTGGCGAATATTGAGCGCGTAATGAGTCCAGAGATGAGTGCGACTTATGGTTACCTTGATCGCGTTAAGTCTCGCATACCTGGCTTCTCTGCTGATCTACCACCAAGACGTAATATCTTTGGTGAGCCAGTGGTATTAGAAGGTGGTATTGGCCCTGACATTATGTCGCCTATCTACACCAGTACAGACAAGCAAGATCCTATTGCCGATGAAATCGTGAGACAACAAACTGCATTATCAATGCCTAGAAGGGTGATAAATAATGTAGAATTATCACCACAGCAATATGATCGTTATATCTTGTTGTACAGTGGTCAAGATCTTAAAGGGACTAAAGGCAAGACACTGAAGGATGCGCTCAAAGAGATGTTTGCATCTTCTCAGTACAAGAAAGCTACTGATGGCCCTGAAGGTGGAAAGTCTTTAATGATACAATCTATATTTACCGCATATAGAGATGCTGCCAAAGCTCAGTTAATCTCTGAAGACGCAACATTGCAGACGCAACTCAAGACAGAAGAGCGTGAGCGAATTGAAAAACTAACAGGACGCTAAGATGACAGTATCCAACACAACAAGCCGTAACCAGTACACTGCAACCAGTGGGCAGACTGTATTCCCTTATACCTTTGAAATATTCGACAAAGGTGATGTTGTCGTCCTAAAAAATGGTACGGCATTATCCGAGGGTACAAACTACACCGTGTCTGGTGTTGGCAACGACAATGGCGGTAATATTACCCTAACGGTCGGCGCTACGGCTGGTGACATTCTCACTATCTACCGAGACATGGCGTACCAGCGTACAACGGATTACCAGACTTCTGGTGACTTCCTAGCTCAAGAAGTGAATGACGACTTTGACCGTCTATGGTTAGCGGTACAGCAAAACGAACAAGCCAATGATCGAGCTATTGTTAAGCCGATTACTGACGCTGCGTCTATTGATATGACGCTACCAAGTGCGGCTGATCGCGCTAATTCTTATCTAACCTTTGATGCTACTGGTGCGCCAAGTGTTGTGGCTGCTGGTGATCCTAGCGCCCCTGATGCGATTACACGCCAAGACTTTACTGGCGATGGCTCTACGGTTGTATATACATTAGCAAGCGCCCCTGGTGCTGCAGGCGCTGGTGTGATGATCTTTATTGACGGCATACAGCAAGATAAAGATAGCTACACAATTACGGGTACGACTCTGACATTCTCAGAAGCACCCCCATTAAACTCTAACATTAACCTAGTCCAGCTCAAGGCGACTGATATTGGTGAAGCAGACTCTGCCTCGGTAACCTATATCCCTGCGGGTACTGGTGCTGTACAGACTTCGGTACAGAGCAAGTTAAGAGAGACTGTATCAGTCAAAGACTTTGGCGCTGTAGGTGATGGCGTAACGGATGACACTGCGGCTATTCAGGCGGCGTTTGATTCCGCAAAGGTTGTTGAGTTAGCCCAAGGTGCAAATTATTTGGTTGATAACTTAATTATTCCGAACGTATCTGGTTGGACGTTGATTGGTAATAACTCAACATTAACTAAGTCGGCCAATGGTGATAGCTATTATCTAATGGCTTCATATAAGCATATTAATAATATTGCTGAAGCTCAGTCACCATGTGAAATATTGAATGTTAACTTTAATGCTAATAGCAATGCAGACCATGCGTTAATTATTCAGAACTGGGATAGCGATATTCTTGACTGCAAAATGTTTAATGCAGTTTTAAATGGCTGTATGTTTAGTGCAGAAACGCGAGCTGGAACGACATTCCCAACATCATCGCTAGTTAATACGCGATTTAGAATTATTAGCCGAAACAATGGCGGGTGTGGCCTGTTCGTTCAGGATAGTGCCCGAAACAATGCTACTGACGGCACTATTCTTCAAGGCTCGCAATTTTATGGTAACGGCGATTATGGTGTTTGGATTGAGCCAGGCGCTGGCTGGGATGTTGAATGCCGCACATATGCCAATGGTGGTGGTATCGGTTTTAATGGTCATGGAACTGGTACGCTAGTACATGATTGCTATATTGATGATGGTAACGGATCGGTATCTGCATTACCTGTCACTGGCTCTACTTATTCTGCGGCTGTTTTTGCAAGCGCTGCACTTGGTGCTACTAACTTTGGTGTATTGCCTGTTACAAACTGTCATATCTCTGGCCCAGTAACCCATGCTGGCAGTGGTGATTCTGCGCCTTATGGGATTTGGTCTGAGAATAATACCTATCGAACGGATGGTTTTATTTACCACCAATACTTCGCATCGTCCCGCAAGATCTTTAGTGTTAACGATAGGTTCATGGAAGCTAACCCCTTTAGATTCCATAATGGATCATCGACTGGGATTATTGAGTTTCGCAATGCCTACCTTGCAGATAAAGGTTGGGCTATTAGCGGCAAGATGAATGCTACTAATGATAGTAATTATCAAATTGGTAGATGGGATATTAATTCAAGCCAAGATAAAAGCACTAATTTTCAGGTATCGCCTTCTGCTTTTAGCGAAACAGTAGAAGTGCCACCTATACCTAACTATGGTGGTCAATTTGCTAAAGTTTATATTATGACAAGAGATAACTATAACGCCTCTCTTCGTTGCGTATATGAAGGCACTTTATGGGTTCAGGCAAAAGTAAACGGTACTGATGCTTGGACGAAATATTTAGAAAATGTCGTTTATGATGCGGCTGACTTTACAACACCCCCAGCGGCATCGGTCTCGGATAATGGTGACGGCACTGGTGAAGTGACTATTACCTTTGATACTTCGGCGGCTAGTGGTTATGGTCGATGCAGGATTGCATGGCAATGAACCTAAAAGACTTCACAGAACGCTACGTCTACAAATACGATCCATCGTATGACCAGTGGCGCATCCTCCCTGCTGATGATCTCAGTGGGGATTGTGAAGACTTTAGCCTTTCCGTCCTATACTACGTTATCTGCAATGAATCTTTATTCGCCTTCTGGTATCAACTTATTTTTGGTCAGGCTAAAATCCATTATGTTGACAACGATGGTGGTCACGCTGTTCTACAATGGGACGGTATGTACATAGACAATTGGACGAAAGACTGGGTAAGCCGAGAGCACATGGAATCACTCGGGCATAAGTTTCACAAGAGAGATTATTTATTTTACCAAGTAGCATTAAAGATGCTGTATACAAAGATTAGAGGACTATTCTGATGGCATTAACGAAAGCGCATAACCGCATGATTGAAGGTAGTTCAATTAATGCCAAAGATTACGGGGCTGTAGGTGATGGGATTACTGACGATACAGCGGCGATACAGGCGGCTATTGATGCGGCTGAAGATTTAAAATTAAACCCGCAATCATCTGCGGCTGTATTTTTACCGCATGGAAGATATCTGCTTACATCGACAATTACTGCGACTAGTGCATCTCTTATTGGTGAAACAACGTTTGGAACCCATATTGTTTGGGGTGGCGCTTCTGGTGGAACCGTTATTTCTACTGGTTTAATTGAAAACAAACAAACCTTTAAAAATTTATGGCTTAAAGAAGGAAGCCCAGGCATATGGATAGATGGCTCACAACATTTATGGGATTGGGAAAATAGAATTGAGCATGTTTATTTTGCCCCATCATCAATTTGCAACATAACCATTGGGCCAATTGTAAATTGTTTTTGGGATAATGTGAGATTTTCTGCCGCGCCTAACGTGGTAAAAATTAAAAACAGTACCTTTACCTCTGAAAACAGAGTTTTTTCTGTTAGCAATTGGACTATTGATTTTAGTAGCGGTGGTGATGGGCTTGTTGAGTCAATAATTGACGTTGACCAAACTGGCTCGGCGTTTATAACTGTTAAGTTAAGCAATGCTAGAATAGAGTCAACATCTTATATGGCGGCTAATTCTGCAATCGTTAAATTGCGAGATACTGTTGGGCCTAATAACTTAAAAGCAGATGGCATTGTTTTGCACATGTCTGACATTGGTATTCAAATTACAGATACCACAAATAATCCTGTTTTGTTATATCAAGACACAACGCAAACAACCGTAAACTCTTCAATACAATTAGAAAATGTATATATAAATGCGTTAAATGCGATTCACGGTGGCAACTGGGGTACTTTTTACGAGCGTCCAGAGCCAACAGCTTTTCCTGCAAGATTTAAGTTTTTTAATTCTGGAAGGGTGCAGAATATGCCAGCGTACCTTGGTTTTAGTGCAAATGTTCAAAGGGATTTAAATATTGGAAGCACCACTATTCGAGCTGGAACTGGAAATCCCAGTGGGACATTATCTGCTGGCAAAGGGTCTTTATTTTTACGAACCGATGGTGGGGCTGGCTTTACATTATATGTCTGTGAAGGCGGCACGACTTGGACTTTAGTTTAATGTCTAAATCACTACTAAAACGCATAGGGGTAAGCGGGTATAACAAACCTAAACGCACACCTAATCACCCAACAAAGTCTCATGTTGTTGTTGCTAAAGAAGGTGATAAAATTAAAACCATACGCTTTGGACAACAAGGCGTTAGTGGTTCGCCTGCCAAGTCTGGCGAGAGTGATGCGGCTAGAAAGAGACGAGAGTCATTCAAGGCTAGGCATCGCAAGAACATAGCCAAGGGTAAAATGTCTGCTGCATTTTGGAGCAACAAGCAAAAATGGTAAGCATATGAGAAAGCCGAAGAAGGGTTTGTACTACAACATCATGAAGAAGCGAGAGCGTATTGCCCAAGGTTCTGGCGAACGTATGCGTAAGCCTGGTACAAAAGGTGCTCCAACTGCGGCAGACTTTAAGCAAGCCGCTAAGACGGCTAAGAGGTAAGCATGGAACAGAATCTAATTAATGCACTTATAGCGGTTGTTGGTTCTGCGTTCGGTTGGATTCTGAAAGTGATCTGGGATGCTGTGAAGGAGTTACAAGCGGCAGACGATCAATTAATAGAAAAGGTTAACCGCATCGAAGTCTTGGTTGCTGGCGAGTATGTTAGGCGCGAAGATTTTAGGGCTGATATGGATCGGCTGTTTGACAAGTTAGATGCTATTGATAAAAAGTTAGATAGCAAGGCTGATAAGTAATGGTTCTGGAAATGCTTATCAACCCCATAGCGGGACTGCTCGATAAGTTTATCCCTGACGCTGACGAAAAGGCTAGGCTGGCGCATGAAATAGCAACACTAGCAGAGAGGCAAGCCCATGAGATTGCTAAAGCTCAAATCGCTGTTAACAACACTGAAGCCTCACACAAGTCATTGTTTGTCGCGGGCTGGCGTCCAGCAACTGGCTGGATATGTGCTAGTGGTCTTGGTTTTAACTACATCGTTGTGCCTTTGGGCAATTTCTATTTGGCTGTGTCTGGCAATAGCATCGTTATTCCAAGTCTAGATTTAAGTGAAATGCTGCCAGTGCTGATGGGTATGCTAGGTCTCGGTGCTTATCGAACATACGAGAAGACAAAGAAGGTAGCGAGGGAAAGCTAATGCCATTACTGAAAGGCAAATCTCAAAAGAAAGTATCCAAGAACATTAAGACGCTACTGTCCGAAGGCTACCCACAAAAGCAAGCGGTAGCTATTGCTATGTCTAAGGCTGGCAAGAAAAAGTGAAAGAACTAATCGCCATGCTCCAAAGGCATGAAGGTCTGCGCCTGAAGCCTTACAAGTGTACTGCTGGTAAAGTCTCTATCGGCTATGGCAGAAACCTAGACGACATGGGTATTAGTGAAGTCGAGGCAATGGTACTGCTGCGCCATGATATCGAGCGATGTTATGACGAGCTAAACGTATTCTCTTGGTTTGCTGATCTAGATCAAGTCAGACAAGAAGCCTTGGTAGATATGCTGTTTAACCTGGGGCTGCCCACATTCCTAGAGTTTAAGAAGACTCTAAAGTTTGTGGCTGAAGGTAAGTACTCTCAGGCTGCAGAAGAAATGCTCCGCTCCAAGTGGGCTGACCAGGTTGGAGACAGAGCCAAGGAACTAGCATACATGATGGACACTGGATGCTATATGTAACTCTGGGGTTTGTACTCTGGGTCTTGCTCTAGCTTTCTGTACTCTTCTCGGTAGTGTTTAGCAATGTCTTTCCTGACTGCATCATTGGTCTTGAGAATGCCATTAGACTTTTCCTGTAACATATCTAAATGGCCTTTACCCCAATACTGTTCTAGCCATCGTACAAACTTAGTCGGGTTCTCGGTCATATCTCTATGGCACCATGAGCACATACAAACTGCATTCATTAAATCCCATCGCAAAATTTTCTTGCGGCGGCCATGCACGTGACAGGCTTCAAGCCTAACATCCGATCGACCACAGTGCTCGCAATATCCTTTGAATCGGACGACATCACTAAACCACTTATCAGCTGCATCGCGGCGTATGGCCATTGGTCTTTTCCTTGTCTTCCATCGTCCAAGTTTTCTCACGCCCAATTGCTGGCGCGAAGTTTAAACAGGCTTCACACATCCAGCCTTTAAGTTTAAAGTTTTCGGACGCTGTAAATATCTCAGTCATTTGCTGGTTGCAATCATCACACACCATTATTGCGATCATCTCTCACCCCTTCTATTAAAAACTCCAAGTAGTGCTTTGCTTTCAGTAAGTCGTCTAGTCCGTTCTTGTCTCGCCATCGACTAACATACTTAATGACATTGCCTTCACAAAAACTTAGCTTATTAGCCATAATGTATTCAATAGGCTGGATACCTTTGTTCTTATAGTGGCTTCCGCCGATCTGGTAATCCTTTGCGCTCACACACTCACCTTAAATCGACTATGCTCACCTTCTTGTTTGTGGAGTAAGACACTGGTCATTGATCTGCTAGATCCGTAACCAGAGCCCGCGTGCCAGGCGTCTTGGGACGGAAGAACGTTCCAATGTTCCAAGAGCATACCACCGATTTCTTGCGCTTGTTTATGATGTATATGGCCGAGCCATGCGAAACGATGCTTAGACTCACCCCATTCTTTCGCCAGATTCCTAGTAACCGATTCATAAATTCTCTGAGCATTGATCCTATCTCCATGGTGCAAAGCTATTAAGTTATCACCCCACACAAAGTGCAGGAATTTATTGTAATTATCAAACGTCTTAACTCTCGGCTCATTCTCGTAATACATTTTGAGCATTTCGTTCAGCCACAGTGACGCATCGGGGTCATGATTACCGCGCACATTAATCAACCAAACTTCGTCATGCGATTCAAGCATCCGAGTCACCAGGCGTTTATACAACTGTCCAGCTCTGTTGATTATGCGCCCTGCCCTACCGTCAACATCCAAAGGCGTGTCATTGCCCGTCATATTTTTCAGGCTATTGGCGTGAAAGAAGTCACCGAGATTGATAAGGCATCCTGTACCCGCGTGATTGCTCGCGTGCGCCAATGTATCTACAGCGTTAAACAATGTAGTACACGCGATATCTAAATCCCAAGCAGGCCCACCAGTTTCGGGAGGCCATGCAAGCATACCCAAGTGATGATCACCCAATAGATAACAGGCCAATAGGTCATTGTCTTTTTTGTGTCTTGGCTTCTCGATAACTGCTGCCTTTCCTGCAACATCCTCAATCAATCCTTCTTTAAAATCTTCTAGCGCCTGCTGAAACATGCTATCGGTATCAGCCTGGCTTTTGACCCACTGGCCTACTGGCTTGCCTTCATCGTTGTAGTAAGTAGATATACCTTTAATGGTATGACCTAGCGGTACAGTGTGTACCATGTTGTGTCGCGGGGAGTAGCCTTGTCGGACTGCTGCTAGATTTACTTTCTGAAAGTGTCGCTCGATAGCGCGTGTGGTAATACTTAACCGCCTTGCTATTTCATCATTACTCAAGCCTTGTATCTTGTAATTGATTAGCTCGACTTGCCTATCTGTATACGCGTAATTTAATAATGCTTCCCAGTCCACCATAATTCACCCCCAAGGTGATTAAGTCTGCGCCCTATTAGCGGCTCGCTCTGAGGCTTCTACAGTGCGCCATGCGTCAATATATGCTTGGGCGGCATGATAGCATACCTTTGCTTTTATGGCCTCTGTACGGGCTTCTATGGCGGCCTGACGCGCCTCTTTGTATTCGTAGTCGTCTTCGGCTCTCATCTCTGCTTCGGACACACCGCACCCTGAGTCTTTGTGTTGTAGTGCGATCTTGGCTTTGACCGATTTGAGACTACCTTCTAGAAGGTTAGCGGCCTGCTCTTTATCAGCCCAGTCTGACCCTACTCTAACGAGTCTTTCGTAAACGCTTTGCGGATTCATAGGCTATCTCAACATG